CCGCCGCGTCCGCACCGCTGACGGCAATGTGAATGTTGCTCATGAGATTTCCTCCTTTCATGACTAAAAGGGCGGAAGCGCCGCCCTTCTACCCCTGACAAAAGGGAACGGAGCCGTTGCCTGCGGACGGGCAACCGCTACATCCTATGGCGGAAAATACTTGCCGCCGGCGGCGGTATATGGTATACTGAGTTTGTCGAAAAATCCTTTGCTGTATTCCGGGCGAGCAAAGCCGTGGACATTCGCATTTGGCCCCCTTGTGTAAAGGGGGCTGTCAGCCGCAAGGCTGACTGGGGGATTGTCCGTTATTCGACAACCCCTCCGTCAAAAATCAAAGATTTTTGCCACCTCCCCTTACACAGAGGGAGGCAATCAAATGACCGCCGATAAACACCTGCAGAACGGGGCCCATGTGCCCGCCGCTATCCCCACA